AGCACAAGAAATAATTTTAAGAGCATTAAATACACAAGTTGGTGGTGCAGGTGTAGAAGCGGCAAAAGGCTTAAATGGTGCAATAGATTCATTAACAGAAAATATAACAATCTTTTTTGAAGAAAGTAAAATTGGTAGAACAATAGTAGATGGATTAACTGCATCTATGAATTTTTTAGCAAATGCTTTTGGTAATGCAGATAAAGAAGCAAAAGCACTTGGAACAATTACAAAAATAGAAGCCGAAAGATTAAGATTAAGAAAGGAAATGGCTACCTTAAATACAGAAAATACTGATCCTTTGGCAGAAGGTGATACATTAACATCAGATCAAAAAAGATATAATGAAATTTTACAATTATTAAAAGAATTAGAGATACAAGAAGATAAAGTAAGAACTAAAAGAGCACAAGATTTTATAGATAAAAGAGCAGAAGAAAAAAATCAAACATCAGTAAATGATGCAGTAAAAGAAGAAACAGATTTAGGAAAAATTAGAGTCAATCAAATGAAAGACTTTAATCGTAATACTGATAGACAAATTGAAAATTTAGGTAAGACAAAACACGAATTAAGAGAACTTAATGATTTAAGAAAGATTGAAGATAAATTAAGGTCAGAATTAAAATCACAAGGACCAGAAGCAGAAGCTGCAATAAGAGCAGAAATGGAAAAGGTCACAGAAGAAATTCAAAAACAAAATGCAGTGCTTACTGAACAAATAGAGATACAATCACAATTAGATTCAATCGCTAAAGGTGTTGGTAGTACATTTGCAAGTGTTGGAGATAAAATATCAGATGCTATGGCAAGAGGTAAATTACATACTTTAGACTTTGCAGATATTTTAAAAGAAATGGTTATAGAATTACAAAAAATGATTTTCAAAGTATTAGTTCTTGATGAGATACAAAGAAACATAGAAGAAAGAATTAAAAAAACCAGAACAAGTGGTGGTGGTAATATTATAGCTGATATATTTGGTAGCTTTTTTGGTGGTTCAAAAGGAAGAGAATTGTCTCCAGATGGATTTCATAGAGCAAGTGGTGGTGCAGTTTCAGGAGGACAAGCTCATATAGTAGGGGAAAGAGGACCAGAGTTATTTGTTCCTAGAACTGCTGGATCAATAACACCTAGTAGTTTAACACCTGGAAAAATGGGTGGAAGTCCAATTAATATTTCACAAAATTTAAACTTTGCTGTTGGTATTACAAATACTGTTAGAGCAGAAGTTATGAATATGCTACCAGCTATACAAAATTCAACAATAAGTGCAGTTGCAGAAGCCAAACAAAGAGGTGGCAAATTTAGTAAAGCATTCGGAGATTAATTATGGCAGTATTTACACCATCATACCCTTTAACATTACCAACAGCTACTGGTATCAGAACACAGAATTGGGGTATCACTAGAGTTGTTTCTATTACTGAAAGTCCATTTACTAAACAACAACAAGTTTATGAACACGATGGTCAAAGATGGAAAGCAACTTTCACTTTACCACCAATGTTAAAAGATAAAGCGGCAATATGGTTATCTTTTTTAACACAATTAAGAGGTCGTAGAGGAACTTTTAAAATTGGCGATCAAGATAGAAAAACAATACAAGGTACAGCTACTGGTACAATAAGAGTTAATGGTGCTAGTCAAACTGGTAATCAAGTTGCATTAGATGGTTTCACAGCTAGTAGAGCAAATGTTTTTAAAGCTGGAGATTATATACAAATAAATTCATATCTTTACATGGTTATTGAAGATGTAAGTGCAAATGGATCAGGGGAAGCCAATGTAAAAATTGAACCAGCATTAAGACAAAGTATTGAAACAATAGCAGATGACACAACAGTAATTTATACAAATACAACAACAATTATGAGATTAGATAGTAATGATTTAAACTGGAACACAGATACAGTTAGTAAATATGGAATATCTTTTGCTTGTAGTGAGGCTTTATAATGGAGATAGATATGAATTATTATTTTACTGGTATTTTAATAATAATGATGACTTTATTGGCTTTATGTGGAGGTCCAGTTGCCTAGACCATTTAGAAAGTTGATCGTTAAATTAAGAATGTTATATTGTGACATAAGAGGTCATCATGGAAAAAAATGGAACTATGAGCCTGGAGATAATTATATGGGCATGAATAAAAGGAAAAGAAAATGAAAGTAAGTGAGAATACAAATATACAACTCCCATTAAGGAATTTAATTAGTATTGTAATTGCAGTTGCAGTCGGTGTGTGGGCTTACTTTGGTGTTGTAGAAACATTAAATGTACACTCTACAAAACTTAAACTAATGGAAAGTGATTTAGAAAAAAATACTGAATTTAGAATTAAGTGGCCTAGAGGAGAAATGGGTAGTCTTCCTGCAGATAGTGAGCAATATTTATTAATAGAGGATAGTATTGTTGAAATTGAAAAATTAACAACAAGAGTTGATGAAATGATGCACAATAAAGTAAATATAGAAAGATTAATGAAAGATGTAGATAAACTTACAGAAGCAGTAGAAACATTAAAAGACAAGGTAAGAGCAAATGGAAAGAATCACTAGACAAATTTTAAAATTTATAAATGAGAATAAAAAAAATAAAAGAATACATTTATTAAATAAAAATAAAAAAGAAGTAAATATTAATAACTTTGGTACACATAAATACATGATTAAAGAAGGAATTAATAAAGGTAAGGTATTATGACAGAAGTAGTGGTAGCTTTGATAATGATGTTAAATGGTTCAATGATTGAGCATACTTACAAAGAAAAAATGAGTGACTGTTTGAGGTCAAAAAGAATGGCAGAAAGAGAAGTAAGACCAGAAAGAGTTCAATTTTCTTGTAAAAAAGTAGAAGCATTAACAGAAGTATATCAAGGAAGAAAAAAAATATTAAAAATATTAGTTAAATAATGGCAAGAGATATAACAACAGCTTTTAATAATGCAATAAAGTCAGATGTAGTTAGACCTATATTTGCTATTGAATTAGAAATTAGTGATGGAACATTAAGATTTTGGAGTGGTTATGGTAATCTTACTATGACTGCTGGAGGTTCATCTAAAGTATTTTTAGGAACTGGAGATTTATTAAATATTTCTCCAGTAGAAGAAACAACAAGTTTAAAAATGAGTGGTATAACAGTATCTATGGGTGGTATCAAATCAAGTTTAATATCAAGTATTTTATCAGCACAATATACTAATAGAACTGGAACATTATATATGGGTTTATTTGATACAAGCAAAAATGTTATTGCTGATGTTTATACTTTATTTCAAGGTAAAATGGATGTAGCAAATATTCAAGAGGGTCCAGAAACATCTGTAATACA